GATTGACGCCGGCCATTTTGGCAATTTTACCGATCAACGATGGACTCGAACCGCCGCGCTTGCCTTTAGTCGGGCTGAATTGCCGTGCGGGAATGACCGCCGAAGCTTCGGCGGTCATTAATTTATCCGGCTTATCAGACGCTTGCGATGACTTTTCCTTTTTCTGTGCCGGCTGCTGCATTTTTTTCTCGGCTTCGAGCGTTTGGCGCGCCAGCGTGACGCGTTCCTTTTCCGTCAGATGGCGGCGGTTGATGTTGGCGGCGAATACGAGTTGAGCCGGCCCGAAAGATGAAATCGAGTCGATCACTTCGCCCAGATGCGCAAGCAGCTTGGCATCTTCGCCGATTACGTTCACCCCGTTCGCCTCGAGCGCATCCAGGCGGTGACGGCCATCCAGCAGGTAAGTCGTATTACTGGTGGCATCTAACCACAACGTCACCGGCGCGCGCAGACCGGTCTCACGCAGGCTTTTGCGCAGATCGGAGAATTCCTTCGCGCTCAGACGTGGAAATATTTCGGCACAGGGGTGCACCGGATAGATGTCGCGCCATTGTTTTTTAATCTGCGTGTTCATCGCTACGGTTTTCCGTTTGGTTTGCGCCAGATCGCGGCGCGGAAGGTGGCGAGCTGCGCGCGTTCGCGCAGCGCATGCGCGGCGGCGATGCTGTTGTCGCGCTCGTGTTCGTGCGCGATCGCGGCGGCGAGATCGAGCCGCGTCGCGCGTTCGTTCAGCCAGACTTGCACGGCGCGAAACCAGCGAACATCGACCAGGCGATCGCCGATCCAGGTGCGCAGTCGCCGCGCAACGATTCGCGGCGGATTGGCGATCCAGCCGGCGACGCCGCCGACGATGGCGAGGCTAAGCAAGTAGAGGGTGTCTGGTGTCATATCTCGCGAATGTCCAAGATTTCACTTGCCTCCAACTCTCGTGGCATCGAATGTCACGCGTACAGTACGCATACGATTAATCCGCTTGCGATCGCAGCATGATCGGCAACGGACCGTCGCCGGGATCCCAATCGGCCGCGATCGCATCGGCGCCGGCGCCGCGTCCCGTGTCGAGTTCGGTTTCGACGGTGTATTTCTCCGCTTCCATGGCATGAAACACGATCCGCCCGATCTCGGCGCTGTCGCCGCGATCAGCGAGCTCGGCCAGGCGGTGCCGGTCCAACCAAGCGAGCGGCGCGCGGTAGGCGGTCGGACTTTTTTTAAGGTACTCGAGGAATGTCACGGGATCACCCGCGGGTCTGTGCCCCGCTGCGCAATGGTGCGGCGGTCGGTGTTGCGTTTCTTTTTGCGCAGCATTTCGAAGCGCGCGCCGGCGGCTTCGGTTTGGCGGGCCAGGACGCGGCGCTCGCAATCCTCGTCGTGGTGTTCGCTCTCGCGGCGCCCCATCGTTAGCAGCGCGGCGAATAACATGCCGGCGACAACGCCGATACCCATGCTGAGGTAGAGCAGCACGTAACTCGAGGCGGTGCATTCCATGTTTTGGCGGGTTCCTTTGAATTTGTTGAGGCGCCACTCAACCATGCACCATGGTGCATTGCATGTCAAGCACCATGGTGCACCCACCAAGACAAAACTTGCCTGGATGCTGTGAATCCCTAGATTAGCTGCGGTATTTGGCTTCTTTCTCGGCGACGCGGTCTATATATTCGCGGCCTTTGTCCGATGATGCGGAATAATTTTTTATCAATCGGTCGAGTTTCTCAGCGGCTGCCAGATTCGTCGCTAAGTCTGGCAAGAGCAGTTCCCATCCCTGTAAGCCGAATGCCTGCGCGAGCTGCGCGGTCGTTTCGATGGTGGGTGTACGGTCCTTGGCCAGGACGTACGCCACCATTCGTTCGGACACGCCGCTACGCTTTACCAATTCGTCCTTGGATATTTTCGTGTGGGCAATCAAAGCCCGAAGGTTAGCGACCAGCGTGTCGTTCGGCTGGCTCTTGTGTTTCACGTAAGTGAACATACCTAAGTGCCTCGGAACAGTGGTGCATTGGCGGCCTTGACAGAACAAGCACCATAGTGCACGCTTTGTGCCATGTCGGATCTTCTGAAAAATACCCTTGAATTAGCGGCGAAAAGTACCCTCACAGTTGGGGAGATTTGCCGTGCTGCTGACGTAAAACCGCGCTGGTACTACCGATTTTTGGCAGGCGACTTCGCTGACGTCGGTGTGCGGCGAGTCCAGCGTTTATACAACGTCTTAAGCCAATCGGCGCCGCGCGGGCTGAATGGATCTCGATGAATTTTTATTCTCGACGGCTGCGCGCGACATCAACCCCTGGGAAGTGGAAACGTTCGCCGGCGGCATTTTGCGCGCCGGCGTTTTTTTAAATCCAACGAACCTGGAGATCAAACAATGCAATTGATTGAGGCGGGATCGACGACGCCGACACGCGGCAACGGCAAAAAAACAGATGCCGAAGAGATGGTGCTGCTGTTCGAAAATATACACTAGATCGTTGATTTGTTGTCGTCGCGGCTTTGGCCACACAGGTATTGTCTGAGGTGTTCGACCACACCTGCGCGCGGGACACCGCGTGGATGGTGATGGTAGTGCTTGCCGATCATTGCGGCAAAGAGACGCGCGAGGCGCACTGCTCACTCGATTTTCTCGTACGCGCGACGCACAAGTCGGTGCGCGCGGTGCAATACGCGCTGCGCGAGCTGGAGCACGAGCTGATGGAAATATCTACAGTGCGCCGTGGCAACGGGCGAGCCAACGTCGCGATTTATAAGATCCATCATCTTCCGTTAAAGGGTGCAACCGTTGCACCCTTTACGGCAACTGAAAGGGTGCAACTAGCGACAAAAAAGGGTGCAACTAGCGACATGGAAAGGGTGCAACCATCGACAGTATCTAATTCCGTATCTTTATCCGTATATCCCTTGTTAGAGGACGCTGACGCGTCCGCGTTCGAATCGATGTGGGCGATCTACCCGGAACGCTTCGGGAGCAATCCGAAACGCGCGGCGTGCCGATGCTGGCAAGCGCGGCGCAAAGAAGGCCACACGGCCGACGAAATTCGACAGGGTGTCGAGCGCTACCGTGCACACTGCACGGCGCGCGGTGAAATCAACACCGAGTTCGTCATGCAAGCGAAGCGATTTTTTGGTGTCGAGAAAGAATTTCTAAAGCCGTGGTCGACGAAGCGCTCGCCTGCGAAACCAAGCTCGGAGAAAATTCTTTGTGCGTGCGGTGAGCCCTATGTGGCGCGTTACGCCGGTACGCCTTGTTGCGCGCGCTGCTACCGTGACAAGGCAGCGGTGGATCTACCCGGTGCGGCGGCTACTCGCCCATGACGCTCTACGTCGAGAAACCGAAGCACGATCGTCGCACAACCGATGCGATCACGAAGTATTTATCCGAACATCCCGATGCCACCATGCACGAAGCAGCGATGGCGGCGCTGCGCCGGTTCAATCTCTGCTCGAAACTGCCGAACGAAAAAACGGAAAAGAATAAAAACAACGAGCGCAAGAAAACGGCGATTAAGGATGCCCCTGCCATGAAAGCAAGCGACGAGGCCCAGCTCGCGGCGCAGGAGCAGCGCAGCGAGCGCGACGCCATCCAGGACGAAGCGGATGCGTAATCTCGACATTCCGTTCGGCAAAAGCCCGGAAGAAATTCTGGAGCGCAAGGAGGAGCGCAAACCGCGTCAGTACGCGATGGATATTTTTCGCAAGTTTGAATCGCACCAACGTATCGAGCAGGTTGATCGCATCGTTCCGCCGCATTTGCGGGCGATGGTTCGAGAATACTTGACCGACTGGACAACGCGGGAGAAATATATTCGTGGGTAGCCTGTCGGAGTCCGTCGCGCTTGAGACAGTAAAACCGACAACCCTCGATGCGCTGGAACGATGGGCGCGCTGGCGTGTTGACGGAACGAGCGGAACAAGCGGGCAGTACGTGGGCGGTGGCGGTGATACGTTGGCGCGGTTGCAGGAAATCAAGCGTTGCCGCATCTGCCCGCAGTGCCAAGGACTTCAGCGGATTGGTTTACGACGATGTCCAACGTGTCACGGTGTTGGCACGGTGGCGGTTGGTTCTGCGCTGAAGGAATATCATCGCGAGGTCGACTGCAAAATGTGCCGTGTAATTGTTGATGGTGAGTGGCGCTCCATAGGTGAAATCAACGGAAAGACCTGTTGGCGCTGCGGCGGTAGCGGGAAACGTATCGAGGCGGCACGATACGTGCACCCCGCGCTAATTCCAGGTACGCGCGTGTATGGTAGGCAGGAATCGGACCCTGTGTCGTCGCTAATTAATTACCAGGTGTTCCAGTGGCTGGAAGCGGATGCCACGTTCTGGATGCACCACGTGTTGATAGCGGCTTATACGCCGGACCCGCAAGGCCGACGCACCAACGAGGCCAAGGCGAGCGTAATGGGTCTCTCGCCGGCTTTTTTCTCCCGAACGCTAAAACGCGCGCGCCTAGCCATTCAGGAGTTGGTCGAAAAGCGATTTTAAACATCGTTATTGACCTAGACGTTAATGTTTTGGTAAAGTATTTCTAGGTTGGTCGTGCTGTCTCTACAAACCAGCTGTTGAGCGGGAGCGACCCGCTCGCACCCGACCACAAAAAACCAGACTGCTTAACGCAGACTGGTTTTTTTATTGCCCATGCCAAGCCGACCGCTCAAGCCATGCAACCATCCAGGCTGCGGTCGCCTGACCGAGCGCAAGAATTGTGCTACGCATGAGCAACGACAGGAGTTAAGTCTAAGGCCGACCGCGCACCAGCGCCTGTACGATTACCGTTGGCAACAGGCACGCAAACGGTTCCTCGAGCAGCACCCGTTGTGCGTCGGTGAGTGCAGTGCACATGGACGCGTGGTTCCTGCCCGTAACGTCGATCACAAGATCCCTCACAACGGCGACCCCGTGTTGTTTTGGGATGAATCGAATTGGCAGGGCTTGTGCGATAACTGTCACAACAGCATCAAACAAAAAGAAGAACATCGACTCCGCCACGCATACCGGGGGCGGTCTAAAAGTTCACATCCTTAAATCCTCTAGACCGGTGGCCTGTGGTTTGTTCGTGGTCGGAAGTTTTGGGGGAGGGGGTATTCCCGAGTGGGAGTTAAAATTTAACAGGAAATCACGATGGGCGCTAGAGGTCCGAAGCCGCTACCGAAGAACGTACATCAGTTGCGCGGGAACGCGAGCAAGCTGCCGCTGCATCGGATGGCCGATGGCTTCGAGCCGGAGATAGATGTTCCGGGCTGTCCTGAATTTCTTTTGCCGGAAGCGCGTAAGGAATGGCGGCGTGTGTCGAAGTTACTGCGGCCGCACGGGATGATCGCGAAAGAGGATCGCGCGGCGCTGTCGCTATATACCCAGGAATGGGCTTGGTACGCGTGGTCGGATTCCATGTTTCAGCGCGATGTTGCGAAGGCGGCCGGTGATCGCGCCGCGCACGAAGCAGCCGAGGAGGCGCGCCGACTTGCCGCGGTCGAACGTGGTGAGGTTTATTCGGCGCAACCGTGGACCGGCGGCGATGGCGTGCATATCCCGACGGCGAACGGCAGCTTTACCTACAATCCGAATTGGGTGGCGCGCTGCAAACACGCCGCCGCGCTCGATAAATTTCTCGCCTCGTTCGGTTTATCGCCGAGCTCGCGCGGCCGTGTCAGTCCCAGCTCGCGCCAACCGTATCTGCCAGGATTGGAACCGAAAGGCGGTTTCGAGGCGCTGTGAAGGACTACGCAAGCATCGCGACGCAATATGCGCGCGATGTCGTCGATGGTCAGATACTTGCCTGCAAATGGGTTCGCCTGGCTTGCGCGCGCCATCTACGCGATCTCGAACGCGATGCTGCCGGTTGGCGCTACACGTGGAACCCGGAGCTAAAAACCGCCGACGAACTCGACGAACATGGGAATGTTGTCCACGATGGTAAGCTGCACCGTCCGGCAGATCGCTGGTGCCACCTCATCGAGCTGCTACCGCATATCAAAGGCGAGTGGGCGGCACGCCGTGAACGGATTCGCCTCGAGCCGTGGGAAGTTTTTTTCGTCGCATCTATATTTGGCTGGATCGATCGCGAGACGAATCGGCGCCGAATTCGTGTAGCCGATCTTTTTGTACCGCGTAAAAATTCGAAATCCACTCTCGCCGCCGCGATCGGCCTTGGCATGCTCACGATCGACGGCGAATTCGGCGCCGAGGTCTACACCGGCGCGACGTCGGAAGGGCAAGCGCGCGAAGTGTTCGATCCGGCCCGTCTCATGGCCGAGCAATCTCCGGACTTCCGTTCGCTGTTCGGCGTGCTCGTACGCGCATCGTCGATTACGATACCGTCGAAAAATTGCAAGTTCGAGCCGATTATCGGAAAGCCCGGAGATGGCGCGTCTCCGTCTTGCGCGATCATCGATGAGTACCACGAGCATCCGACGGAAGATTTGTACGACACCATGCGCACCGGCATGGGCGCGCGTGCCCAGGCTTTGACGCTGGTCATTACCACTGCCGGCGACGACATCGCCGGACCGTGTTACACGCATCAAGAAGAGTTGCAGCAGATCCTCGAAGGCGTGATCGAGGATGAACAGCGTTTCGGCGTTATCTATACGCTCGATGTCGACGACGATGGCAAGTTGGAGGACTGGACCACGCCCGAGGCGTTGGTCAAAGCGAACCCAAATTTCAACGTATCCATTGACGCGGAATTCTTACTGACCCAGCAGCGCGATGCGATTCGCGATCCACGCAAGCAGGCGACGTTTCAAACGAAGCACCTGAATATCTGGGTGCAAAGTTCCAGCCCGTGGCTGAATTTACATGCATGGAAGGGTCTCGCCGATAAGACGCTCAAGATCGATGACTTCGTCGTTGCGGATGATTGCATGGAAGGTTTGGATCTTGCGAACGTCACCGACATCGCGAGCAACTGTCAACTGTTCACGCGCGAGCTCGCCGACGGTACGCACTACTATGCGTTTTGGCGCCACTATCTGCCGGCGGAAATTATCGACGATCCCGAGAACAAACATTATCAAGGCTGGAAGCGCGACGGCTGGCTGATCGAAACGCCGGGCAGCATGATAGATCAGGATCGCATCGAGCGCGATATTCTCGGTGACCGTGATCGATTTCGATTGAAGGAAGTCGGTATCGACAATTGGGGTTCCCCAGGTATTGCCGCCGCGCTTGAGAATGCGCATGTGACCGTGGTGCGTATCCCGCAAAATGTGGCGCACCTATCCGCACCGATGAAGTTCATCGATGGTCTGGTTAGATCCAGCCGGTTGCACCACAACGGCGACCCGGTCGCGACTTGGGGCATCAGCAACGTGCAGGTCAAACCGGACCATAACGAAAACTGGTTTCCTCGGCGCGGACTGCGGAAGAAGAAAATTGATCCGGCGGTCGCGCTGATTCTCGCGATGGCGCGCGCAATGGTGGATGAAAATAAACCAAGCGTTTACTCGACCAGAGGAATCCTGCGAGCATGAGTGAAAAATCGAGCGCCGTGAAAAGCCGGTGGGTGCGCGCGATCGCGGCGGTGGATCGCAACGACCTCGCTGGCCTGCTCGGCGCGGCGCTCGTTACCGGTGGGCTATGGGAAATGCATCCGCCGACCGCGATGATCGTGCTGGGCGTATTATTGCTCGCGCTCGCCGTGGTCGGCGCCCGCAACGGCAACGCTTCCAAGTCGTAATTCCATGTCGCTGCTGCGTTCGTTTCTCGCGGCGCCGCGCGTTGTGCCGGAGATTGCGCACTCGCGCCAGCGTTCGTTTATACCGCAGCGTGTAGCCGGCGTCGTTGTCGACTACGAAACCGCGCTGAAGTACTCGGCGGTATGGCGCTGCGTCAATTTGATTTCGTCGACCATCGCCATGCTGCCGTGGCACGTGTTCGAAATGAGCCTGCGCGGCGAACGCGTCATCCGCCGGCAAGTCGAGATGAATCATCCGGTCGACTGGGCGCTGCACCGCGAAGCGAACCCGGAAATGTCGGCGTTGCACTTTCGCCAATTCATGATCGCGTGGGCGCTGCTGGACGGAAATGCCTACGCCGAGATCGCGCGTGATCGCGCCGGGCGGGTGCAAGAGCTATGGCCGATCGCGCCGGACCGCGTTACGCCGAACCGAGACACCGAAAGCGGCGGCCTCCGTTACAGCGTGCGGAATCAACGCGGGGATGACGTCCAGATCCCGGCGCGCGATATGTATCATCTCAAAGGCTTGGGTTTCGACGGCCTGGTCGGATACTCCGTCATTGCGATGGCCGCGCGCTCGATCGGTCTCGGTCTCGCCATGGAACAGTTCGGCGCGTCGTATTTCGAAAATGGGATCAATCCGAGCGGTGTTCTGCAGCACCCGAAGAACCTCGGTCAGGACGCGTACGACCGGTTAAAGCAGAGCCTCAAAGAGGAGCACAGCGGCGGCCTTCACAACCAGCGCAACCCGCTGATCCTCGAAGAAAGTATGACGTGGCAAAGCATCAGCGCCAAGCCCGAGGAAGCGCAATTTCTCGAAAACCGAAGATTCAACGTCGGCGACGTCGCGCGCTGGTTCGGCGTGCCGATGGTGCTGCTCGAGGAAAAAGACGCCTCCATGTGGGGCAGCGGTATCGAACAAATCCTGATCGCATTCGACAAGTTCGGGTTGAGCCCGTGGGTCGCTCGCTCCGAATCGGAAGCGGATATAAAACTATTCGGGCCGCAGCAGCGCGGGCGTTTGATCGCAAAAATGAACATGAACGCGCTTTTGCGCGGCGACCTCACGACTCGCATGAACTGGTACAAGGCGATGCGCGACCTCGGCGTGTTCAGCGCCAACGATATCCTCGAGCTCGAGGACCGCAACCCGATCGGCCCGGAAGGCGACAAGCGCTTGGTCCCGCTGAACATGACCACGCTGGAAAAAGCAGGGGAAGATCCACCGAAACCGGAACCGGCGCCACCAATGCGGCCGAATGAGGATGGTGACGACGATGAAGGAACCCGTGACGCTGATGGCGAGCCGAGTGAAGAGCCATCGGAACCGATGCGCGCGCGCGTTGTCGCGGCGCAGCGTGAAACTATCGAGGCGGCAATGTGCCAGATCGTCGCGTACCAAAAGAAAAAATGGGAGCTACCGCGCGCGCGCTACCGCGGCCACCGCCGCGCCTTCCTTCAGTGGATGGACAAATTTTTCGCCGCTCAGATCGGGCATATGCGCAGCACGCTGACAGCACCGGTCAATGCGCTGGTGCAGCTGACCAACGCTCGGGTCCACGTCGAAACCGTCATCGAGTCCTTTATCGATCGCCATATCGAGTTGTCTCGGCTGGCGCTGCTCGATGCCTTCGATAACGAAGCGCCACTGGTACTGCCCGAACCTAAAATTGCCGTTGAGCATCTCATCGAGGCCACGCTATGCCGCTAAAATTTTACGACATCCAGGCCAAGGGAAAAAAGAAAGCCCAGATCTACGTCTACCGCCGCATCGGCGCGAGCTTTTTCGAGGACGGCGTATCTGCGGAGGAATTCGTTAAGGAACTGGAAGCACTCGGTAAGCTCGACGAGATTAATCTGCGCATCGATAGCCTTGGCGGTTCGCCCTTTGTCGCGGCAACGATGTATAACGCGCTGCGACGTAACGGTGCCCGCGTGATTGCCGATGTCGATGGCCTGGCCGCGTCGGCGGCGTCGATTCTTTACATGGCTGGCGATGTGCGGCGCATGGCGAGCAATGCCTCCGTGATGGTGCACAACCCGATGGGCGATGTCGGTATGGCGTATGCCACAGAATTTCGCGCCGCCGCGGACCGTCTGGATAAAATCCGCGAGACCATGCTCGACACCTACGTCCGCGCGACCGGCATGAAAGAAAAAGCGATCGGCGATTTGATGGATGCCGAAGCATGGATGCTGCCGGCCGAAGCGGTCGCGAACGGTTTCGCGCACGAGATAACGGAAGAGATGCGTATGGCGGCCTGCCTCGAACCGGAATTGATCGCGCGCTACAAGAATATGCCGCCGCAGATTCGCGCTCGCTTCGACTCGGTTGTCGATTTTCAACCGACGCCGAACGAAAAAATCGCGCAGATGCGCGCGAAGCTGAACGCACAACGGTTATAGGCGCCCGCATTTCGCGCGGCGTAACGGCACGGCTCAGTGCCCTCAGAAGGTCCCGCCGGGGCCTTTTTTTATCAACCATTTTTTATAGGAAGCGATCCGATGAAAATGCAGCTATTGCTGTTCGCGGCGGCGCTCGCCGTTGTTCTCGCCGTGTGGTTGCCGGCGAAACGGCGCGCGTACCGCCTGATCGACACCGATGTGTTCGACACGTTTAACCGTTTATTTCCTCACGCACGCGTGCTCGCCGATGTCACCGCTATCGCGCAGTTGCAGGAACGCCTGCTCGAACTGAACGAGGAAGCGGAAAGCATCCAGGCCGCGGCCGATGCGGAGAGGCGCGCCCTGACCGAGGCCGAGCAGACAAAGATCGATTCCATCTTTGCCGAGTTTGGCGAGGTCGAGGCTGACATTAAGCGCCGCGAGCGCATCGAGGCACAAAGCGCACGCCTCGCCGAGCGTGTGGGGCGGCGCACCGATCCGAACGATGTCGTAGATGCATCGGCAAACGCGGAAGCGCAAGCCGGTGCGCGTGGTGGCAATGGCCAGCAGCCGGCCCGGGCCCAGCGCATGACCATGCGCGAAGTTCGCGACCCGAACGGCACGCGCTGGGGCTGGAACAATCTCGGCGATTTCGCCCTGGCCGTGCGTGCGGCGCACCCGCGCGCGGGCAGCCGCATCGATCCGCGCCTGATCGCGAACGCGCCGACGAGCTTCGGGCAGGAAGGCGTCGGCGAGGATGGCGGGTTCGCCGTGCCGCCGGATTTTCGCAGCACCATTATGATAAAAGTTATGGGTGACGCATCGCTCATCGGTCGTTGCGACCAGCTCACCACCGCGGCTAACAGCGTCGTATATCCGAAAGACGAAACGACACCGTGGCAAAATTCCGGCGGCATCCAGGCCTACTGGGAAGGCGAAGGCCTGCTGTTATCGCAATCCAAGCCGTCGCTAAAGGACCAAACGTATCGGTTGAATAAACTGACCGCGTTGGTTCCGGTGACCGAAGAATTGATGGACGACGCCCCCGGCATGGATAGCTACCTGCGCCGCAAAGTTCCTGAAAAGTTCGACGCGAAGCTGAATACCGCGATCGTACGCGGCACCGGCGTCGGTATGCCGCAGGGAATTCTCAATGCGGACTGCATTATCTCGGTGGCAAAGGAAACGAGCCAGGTCGCGGACACCATCGTCCCGGAAAATATTTTCAAGATGTATTCGCGGATGTACGGATCTTCCCGCGGAAAATCGGTCTGGCTGATCAATCAGGATATCGAACCGCAGCTCTTCGCGATGCAACTGCTCGCGAAGAACGTCGCCGGCACGGAAAATGTGAGCGGTGTGCCGGTGTATCTGCCGGCGAATGCGCTGGCGGGGTCACCGAACGGTTCGTTGATGGGCCGCCCGATCCTGACGATGGAACCCTGCAGCACCATCGGCGATCTCGGCGATATCATCCTGGCCGATCTTTCGCAGTACATGATCATTATGAAAACCGGCGGCATCCGCCAGGACGTGTCGATGCACCTCTGGTTCGATTACGACACGCTCGCGTTTCGCTGGATCATGCGGATCGCTGGTTCGCCGTGGTGGGGTTCCGCGATCACGCCGGAAAACGGCAGCAACACGCGGTCCTGCTTCGTCACGCTCGCCGAGCGCGCCTAAAGCCATTCGCTCTTAACCGATATGCCGAGCCCAGCGGCTCGGCGTATCTCTATTGTCAGGAGAAATACCCGCTATGAATCTCAATCTACTCCCGAGCGAGCAGGCTGCCCTGGTCGCGACCGTCGACCCCGATGCTCTCACGGCGACCGATCACACGAGCGACTGGGTCGACATGGGGAAGTTCGAATCGATTCTCGCTATCGTTTTGTTGGGCGATCTCGGCGCCGAGGCCGAAGTGACGGCCAAGCTCGAGCAAGCCACCGACAGCGACGGAACCGGCGCTAAGGACATAACCGGTAAGGCCATCACCACGGCCACGCACTCACCGCCGGATTCCGATAAACAGATGTTGATCAACTGCCGCGCGGAGGAGCTCGATCTCGACAACAGTTTCCGCTATGTGCGGTTGTCGATGACCGTAGCCACGGCAACCAGCGACGGGGCCGGACTTATTCTCGGCTTCAATCCGCGTCAATTGCCGGCGAGCGACAACGATCTCGCCAGCGTCGACGAAATCGTTACGTAAAAAGTGCGCGTTCGGTTTCTCGAAGATAGGGAAGTGCGCGACCATCTGGGCCGCGTGGAGCGATCGTTCCGCGTGGGCCAGGTGGTCGAGTTGTCGGCGGCCTCGTGCCAGCGTTGGATTCGCCGTGGTGCGGCCGTCGAAGTTCATGGCGCCGATGCGCTAGTTGAAAATCCACCGGAAGTTCCGGCAATCCTTGGCTACCGTAAGAAAAAAACCGCCCGCGCAAGAGTCGCCGCCCCGGTGGCAGGTACCGACCCTCTGGAGCGGTGAAACCGCGGTTTGCATCGGCGGCGGATCGAGCCTGACCCAAGCGCAGGTCGATCTCGTGCGCGGCCGAGCGCGCGTGGTCGCGATCAACGACGCGTACCGTTTGGCGCCGTGGGCGGATGTGCTCTACGTCGCGGACTATCGGTGGTGGGAATGGCACGATGCCGCGCGAAGCTTCGCCGGTGAAAAGGTGACGTATAGCGCGCTCGCGGCGACGCGCTGGCCGGGACTTCGTTGGCTGCCGGGCGACACGCGCGCGCCCGGGCTTTCGCGCAATCCGGCGCTGTTGCACTGTGGCCGCAACAGCGGCTACCAGGCGATCAATCTCGCCTACCTCTACGGCGCGCGCAGGATCGTGCTGATCGGCTACGACATGCAGCGCACCGGCGATCGCGGGCATTGGTTCGGCGAGCACCCGAACAAGGTGCGGTCGCACTACAAGAACTGGCTCGATAGTTACGACACGATCGCGAAGCAATTGCCGGCGCTCGGGCTTTCGATTATCAACGCGACGCCGGGTTCGGCGTTGCGGTGTTTTCCGATGAGTCGACTCGATGAAATTTTCCGGCTCGTCTAAGGGTAGGACCACGGCCTTTGACGCCGTCAATGCTGGTTCGATTCCAGCGCCGGAATCCACATCGGATTACAAACGCATCCGGTCCGGCCGAGGTCTCGGCGACAATCTCTATCTGCATTGCATCGTGCGCCATCTCATAGCGCGCGGGGTGCGGCTGGAAGTCTGTACCGGTTTTCCCGAACTGTTTCCGTTCGATGTGCGCTTCGCGCCGTGGTCGAAAAGCGCGCAGATCACCGTGCACTATGTCGTCGGCAAGTCCAATCCATCGACCACGCAATGGCGCGATATCTGCGCGACCGCGCGCACGCCAAACGCGGAATATGCCGGGCACTGGCCGGCGCGGCCGTCGCCGCTGGTGGCGAGGGTGCGGGAGCTCGCCGGGGGTCGGCCGATCGTGCTGGTCAACGGCGGCCGTTGGCCGATGGATCGCGCGGATGGGTTCGGAGCCGAATTGCTGCCGGCGCCGGATGTTTTCAACGGCGCGATCGAGCGACTGCGGAAAACGTGTTTCGTTGTGTTCATCGGCCGGGGCTCCCGGTTGTTCGACGTTTCGTGCGATCTCGATTTGAACGATCGCACCACGCCCGATCAGGTCATGGATTTGGCGCTCGCGGCCCACGGCGGTTTCGCGCAGTGCGGTTTTATGCTGCCGCTCATGGAAATGTTCGATAAGCCGCTGCTGTGCATGTTCACCGAGCGCGCTAGAGCCTCCGCGCGCGTCTGGATTCGCCAGATGACGCCGAAAAAACTACTGGGAAAAGAAACGAGCCACTATGTCGTCGACGGCTGGGATGAGTGGCGCCGCGCCGGCGCGGTCGACGCCTTTCGTGACGAGGTCTTACGCCGCGAACTTCTTTCGCGGAAAATCGGTGGCACTGATCGGCAGCGCGCCGACGATTTTACAGAACCCGCCGGGTCTTGTTGATTCGCACGATCTGGTCGTACGCGTCAACAACTACAAAATAATTATGCCCTCGACCGGGTCGCGCACCGACGTGTTCTATAGTTTTTTCGGGACATCGGTGCGAAAGAACGCGAAGGACTTGATGCGCGACGGGGTACGCCTGTGCATGTCGAAGCTGCCCAATGCGCGCTTGATGGAATCCGATTGGCACCGGCGCCACGGCAAGAACGCCGGGATCGATTACCGCTACATCTACGACTATCGCGCGCCGTGGTGGTTCTGCGATACCTACGTGCCGTCGCTCGATGAATTTCTCGCGAAGTTCGAGGTACTCGGGCGGCACCAGCCGACGACCGGGTTCGCGGCGCTCATGGATTTGTTGTCGTTCGAGGTCACCCGGCTGTACGTGACCGGGTTCGATTTCTTTCGTTCCGGTCTGCACAACGTCGACGAGCCCTGGCGCGCGAAGAATCTCGACGATCCGATCCGGCATTTACCGGAAGCCGAAGCGCAATGGCTCGCGCGCGCGGCGCTGGACGATACGCGTATCGCACTCGATGCGCCGCTCGCGGCGATGCTCTAGGTCCGCGACGTATGGATCGCTTGATCAAACGCTTCGACGCGATCGCCGACGGCGATCTGAAGCATTGTCTGCACCGCGGCGTCAGCTACCAAGCGGACATGCGCGTGACGATGCAGTACGACCGCGCGTATTTTGAAAAATTCGCCGCCTACGATGCCGCGATCGCGGATCGGCTGAACCGCGCGCGCATCGAGTTCGTCAACCGCCATTGCGGCGACGGCGCATCGGTGCTCGATATCGGCATCGGTTGCGGCCAGTTCGTCGCGGGACGCGCCAACACCGACGGATTCGACGTGAATCCGCACGCGGTGAAATGGCTGCGTGCGAAAGACCGCTACGGCGAAGATCCACGTCAGTATAAAGGCGTGACGTTTTGGGACGTGCTCGAGCACGTGCCCGATCCCGAATCCTATCTGCGCCGTGTCCCGCAATACGGCTGGGTTTTCGCCAGCGTGCCGCTCTTCGAACGCATCGAGGATATTCGCGCATCGAAGCATTACAAGCCGGGCGAGCATCTCTACTACTGGAGCGCACAAGGCTTCATCGAGTGGATGAAGCTCTACGGATTCTCGCTGGTGGCCCGCAGCGATCACGAAATGGAATGCGGGCGCGACTGTGTCGGCGCGTTCGCGTTCCAGCGTTGTCTCGTGGATTACCGCGGGTTGCTCGGCCAGTACATCGAAACGCACGCGACGCGGCATTACGGATCGTCCGCCGGCGCTTATCTGAGTCAATTCGCCGCCGTGGTGCGGGAGGCCAAACCGAAAGCGATTCTCGATTTCGGCTGCGGCCGTAGCGATCTCGTCGCGCATTTTTGGCTAGACGGCGAGCGGCACATCGCACGCTACGATCCGGGCATACCGGCCTACAAGGAAATGCCGGATCGTGCGTTCGATCTGGTTTTCTGCTGCGACGTGATGGAGCACATCCGAATGGCCGATGTGGATCGCATTTTCGGCGAGATCCGCGCGAAATCGAATCGCGTCATATTCGTCATCTCCACCAAGCCCGCGCGCGCGGTGTTGCCGAACGGCATGAACGCGCACGTGACGTTGCTGACCGACAGCGAATGGATGCGCTGGGTCGCGGAAGCCTTCGGCCGCTGCGAACGCATCCACTACGAGGTGCCGCATTTGCTGCTGCTGAAAACGTTCTAATCGCGCCGATGGATATGCTCGGCGACGAAAAATTATTTTATGAGCGCTTCTACGCGCTGCATCGCGACCCGGCGCTCATGAAGGTTTTCGAGCGATTCGGTATCGAGGCGTTCCGGCGATCCTCGGTGCTTGAGGGCTTCAATGCGTTCTTGCGCGCGCATGAATTCAACGGCGATACCTGCGTGGAAATCGGAACCTATAACGGACTGACCGCGATCGTGCTGGCGCGATACTTTCGTCGCGTCATCACCATCGATATCGTGGATCAGCCGCAGAAGGTCGAGATCGCGGCGTTCCTCGGTGTTACTAACGTCGAATTCGTGAACGTCGCCGACAACGCGGAAAAAGCCAGCGTCATCGGTTCGCTGAGTTTCGACGCGGCTTATGTGGATGGCGATCACGCGCGTGACACCTTCACGGATTTCGCCTTGGTAGGCCGCTGCCGCCGTGTGATATTCCACGAGGCTTGGCCGGCGCAGCAGCCGGTCGAGAAATTATTAGCCAGCCTGCGACCCGTGGTACGCCACGGGAAATTCGCGTTATGGCAAGCAACTAAACCCGTCGAGGAGCTGCGCGCGTGCCACTGATTGTCGTCACCGCTGTTGCGTCGGAGCCGGTCGAGATCGACGAGATCAAGGCGCAGTGCCGGGTCGAATCGGATCAAACCGAGCAGGACGCGCTGCTGTTGATGCACGCGAAAACCGCGCGCATGTGGCTGGAGGAAGTTACGGGCCGGTCGTTCGGCGAGCAAACGTTCGAGCTGGTGCTGGATCGGTTTCCGGAGCAAGACGAAGTGTTCAGCGGCAACCGATTGATCGGGCCGTACATCAAGCTGCCGCGCGCCCCGCTGATCGAAGTCGAAAGCGTGAAATATATCGACACCGACGGCACCCTGACGACGATGGACCCAGCCGACTACCTCGTCGACGGCGATTCCGTGCCGGGCCGCATCGCGCCGGCGGCGGATAGTTTCTGGCCCGCGACGCAGTTTCGCCAGAACGCGGTGCGCGTGCGCTTTCGCGCCGGCTATGCGAACGACTCGCCGGCCACGGATGAATTGCCGGAACCGTTGAAGCAGGCGCTGTTGCTGCAAACGCAGGCGATTTACGACGGCATGGATTTGTCGATGCCGATTAATGCGCTGATCTCGCCGTACCGCCATTGGGGTTTTTAATAATGACCGGACGAGCGAGCCCAACGCGCTATGCGTTGGGCGTAGCAGGTAGACCTTAAATGCGCGCCAACGCCTTTCGCTACGACCGGCGCCTAACGATTCAGACCGCGACAGTCGCCCGCAACGACCTCGGCGAGGCGGTAAAAACATGGGCCACGTATACGGAAGTCTGGGCGCGTCGCATGCCGCAGCGCGGGCATGAACTCTACGCGGCGCAGCAAGTCGTGCCGCAGGCCGAGAATCGATACCGAGTGCGCTGGCGCGGCGATCTTAACGAAAGCATGCGCTTCGTCGACGACGACGTGACTTACGGCATCCAGCACATCGCCGAAATCGGGCGGCGCGACGAACTTGAAATTACCGCGCAGAAACCGGAATAGATACATAACGGACGCGCCTGGACACTGGCGGACAATGTGTCATATGTCAATTTGACATAGCCAAGCAGGCAACGGTACGATACGGCCTCCAAAACTGGAGGACGGTTACCAATGGCAATGCGCGAAGTTACCTTTCGGGTGGTGGGTGAGACGCCGCTGCTTACGCACAACCCCATGTCGATGGGTGTGAAGGAAGAAGGAAAGGGCAGCAAGATTCCGACGCCGGAAGTCGAGGCGGAGCGCGGTGTGTATCGAACCGCCGACGGGCAATATGCGTTGCCAGGCTTGGCGTTCCGGCAGTCGCTGCTAAAGGCGGCCGGTGCATGGAAGGACAAGCGCTCGACGCTGAAGTCGAAGCTCTCGCACATTGAAGTCACCCAAGAGCTGGTGCCGATAGAGACGGCCGACGGCAAGCCTGTCGAAGGTTACGAAATCGACGTGCGCCGGGCCGTGATACAAAAAAGCGGTATCCTGCGTGCCCGCCCCAAGTATGCAAGCTGGGCCGCGCGCGTTACCTTTAAATACGACAGCGACCTTTGCACTGAGGAGCAGATCGGGCCGGTGTTGGCGGATGCGGGCAGCCGCATTGGTGTTGGGGATTATCGTCCGGAACGTGGTGGTTGGTTTGGCAGGTTTTCCGTTGTGAAATAAATCTTGGCGCGGCACGGCAGTGCGGGGCGCGGCGGGGCCCGGCAAGGCTAGGCACGGCGAGGCCCGGCCAGGCGAGGCAAGGCATGGTTTTTAACGAACCAACGGAGAGCCAACAGATGATTACCGAACTGAAATTGGAATTGCTGGTGCTAGACGAGCACCTTTACCCCCGCAACGGAATTAGCACCGAAACCGTGGGGATGCTGGTAGACGCCATCGAATCTGGCGCGGAGCTGCCGCCGATCTTGGTGGAGAATGGCACGCACCGTATTGTGGATGGTGCCCACCGCGCCGACGCGTACCGCAGGATGGGCCGGGAAACGATTCGCGCCGAGGTACGCAAGTTCGCGAACGACGCGGAGTTGCTGGCCGAAGCAATACGGATGAATCGGGCGCATGGCCGCCCGCTGGACCGCTACGACCTGACCAGCTGCATGCAGCGGCTCCAGGAAATGGGCTTTACCCGCGAGCGGATTTCGGAGGTGGTGCGCATGCCGGTCGACAAGCTCGCGCATTTTGCGAAGGGCTTTGCGAACACCGCCGCTGGTGAGGCGGTGCCGATCAAGCGCGGCCTAGAGCACCTGCGCGGCCAAACGTTGACGGCGCCTCAGATTCAGGCGGTGGAGAAATACGGCGGCATGCACGCCTCGTTCTATGCGAATCAGTTGCTTCTATTGCTCGAAAACAATATGTTGCGCGAAACGCCGCAACTGATCGAATCGATGGACCGGCTGTGCGCGCTTTGGGGCGCGAACCGGAGCAAGTCGGCGGCTTAAAAATGTTCGTGGCATGGCGAGGCGAGGCAGGGCTCGGCACGGCTTGGCCTGGCATGGCCAGGCGAGGCCCGGCACGGCGAGGCAAGGCAGGGGTTTTTGATTGAGTCCAAAAGAACTAAAGAAGCTGCGCAAGAAATTAAAGCTATCGCTTCGCGACGTATCACAGCAGGCGCATGTAAGCGTGCGTACCTGGGCCCGGTACGAGGCAGGCGAGAGCGAGATACCGAATGCAGTGTTGCATTTGTTCTGTTTGCTGAATAAGGTTAAGTTTCCCCCGAAGTAGCATTACCCATGGCGGGGCCGGGCGAGGCGGGGCAAGGCGAGGTCGGGCACGGCGTGGTCGGGCGGGGCTTGGCAAGGTAAGGCAAGGCAGGGTTCTTCTCTGAAGCTCAAGCGGTTTTTCCGCTTGGGCTTTTTTATTTGCTATTGGGGGCTGCGGAGGTCGCTTACATGAAAGTGGGTATCGGCTTGCGTGGGTTGGAAGAAACCGTTAGAGGTTTCCGCAACCTGGGCGAGGCGTCGCAGTTTCGTATCACGCGCAACGCGGCGCGCGCCGGCGCGACCACGGTGCGCGCGGCGTTGAAGAAAGCGGCGCCGCGCGGAACGGCTGGCGCGCAAAGTGTCGCGAGCAGCCAATACGGAACGCTGCGTAAGAATATCGCCACGTCGCAATTACGCGCGGGCGGAAAATTTTTGCCGTATTACAAAGTCACGACCGGCGATGCCTTTTGGGGCGGATTTCTCGAAAGCGGAACGGGTCGGTACAACATCGACCCCGGTCCGAAAGCGAAAGGCGCCGGCGCGCGCACGCATATCCTGCCGACGTTCTGGTTCAGCCAGGCCGTGGAAAGAATCCGACCGCAGGTGATCACGGCGATGGTGGCGAATATGCGGCGCTCGATCGTACGCGAGTTCGCGAAGATCAAATAATGACCGGACGAGCGAGCGCAACGCGCGTAGCAGGGAGACCTTAAATGAGCGCCGAATCCGATCTGGTCGCCGCGCTCGAAGGCGACAGCGCGATCACCGGTTCGGTCGGCGACCGCATCTATCTCTTCGAGGCGGTGCAGGAAGATCTGGCGCTGCCGTATATCGCCTACGAGGTGGTCAATTCGGTTCCGGTCGAATCGCCGGAAGATGGCCAAGAGACCAACGACACCGTGATCGATGTCGCCAGCTACGCGGCGACGCTGACCGAGGCGAAAACGCTGGCGGCTCTCGTGCGCAGCGCGTTGATCGGGCTGCTTAACGCGGCCGTGATCGAAAACACCCAGGACCAGCGCGATCGCGATACGCGCCGGTACGCCGTGGTTCAAACCTATCGCCTATGGCATGAGGAGGTCTTTCCATGACCGCATTAGTCGGCCGCAAGGTTTTTATCCGTAAGGGCAGCGGCTCGCCGCAAGTCCTGCTCGCGGCTGGGCGCAATAAATCGCTCAGCATGAACGGCACGCCGATCGCCATCACCAGCGACGACGACAGCGGCTACCGCACGCTGATCGAGGCCGATGCCGGCGAGCAGTCGCTCGACATGACGTTCGAGGGGATCACGAAGGATTCGCAGTTTCTGAACGATCTCGCCGCGGGTAATTTTGTAGACGACTACGAAATCGAGATCGAGGGAATCTGCGTGATCAACGGCCGGTTCTTTCTGACCGCGGTCGAGATCAGCGCGCCGTACAACGAGGCCACGACATTTTCGACGCAGTTTCAATCGACCGGAACCTTCACCGTCGAGAACGTGGATAGCCCGTAAATGGAAACGCTTTCGCTGATCTGGCGCGGCGCCACGGTCGAGTTTAAGCCGTCGTTCGATCTTTTCCTGCGCATCGAGGAAAAGGTCAGCTTCGCGCGCCTCACCGAAGAGATCAGTAAAGCCGGCCAAGGCAACACGGCCGAACTCGCCATGTCGCATGTCGCGTGGGTGTTGTATTGCTGCCTGCGCCATGCCGGCGCGGCCGTGCGCACGCCGATGGAAGTGCACCAGGCCTTGTTCGACGGTGCCGGCACCATCGACCACGGGGGTATCTTGGCCGGGCTGATCGTTGCGTACTACGGTTCGCAACCGGAAAAGATGCCAAAAAAAAAGCCGGCAGCGAACCCGACGCCCTCGCCCCGGTTAAACCGCAAATCGAGGAACGCTACCGTCTCGCCGTAGGATCCTGGGGCATCGCGCCGTCGGAGTTCTGGCGCATGCACCCGCAGGAGTGGTGGTACGTCTACGACGCGCGCATCGGCGAACCGAAGGTCGGTCCATTCACGGAATCGGAGGCGGACGAGCTGTATCTGACGCTGCATTGAGAATATGGCCAAACGTCAACCCGAAATCTGGAAAACAGTGCCTGGCTGGGAGTGCTTTTACGAGGTGAGTAATAGCGGCCGCATACGTTCGCTTGACCGTGTCGTTCCTGGGAAATTTGGTCGCCCGATGCGCAAATTCGGCAAGGTGTTGAGACCGGGCCACGATAAGGACGGTTACGAGCGCGTCGTTCTCGTCAGCGCCGGCGAACGCCGGGAATGGCGGGTTCACGCTTTAGTATTGCGCGCTTTCGTTGGCCCAAAACCGGTTGATATGGAAAGTTGTCATAACGACGGAAATAAAAGCAACAACGCACTAAGTAACCTCCGCTACGACACGCAATCAGGAAACTATGCAGACCGGCATAAGCACGGTACTGCAAGCACGGGTGTTAGTAACGGTCGTTGCAAACTCACCGAGCAGGAGGTGCGACGTATCCGCGCCATGCGCGGCGTTGTCTCGACGGTTGAGCTCGGCAAGAAATATCGGATTGTCAGTAGCGTGGTGAGCGCAATTCAGCGTCGCGAGATCTGGCGGAGCATCGAATAATGGCGACGCTATCCGTCTTGATTGGTGGAGACGACCGCGAGCTGCAAGCGGCGTTGCGCCGCGCGCAGAGCGGCATGCGCAAATTCGGAGCCGAAGCAAAGGCGATGGCCGGCGGCGCCGCCGTGGTCGCCGCGGCGGCCATCGCCGCCGCCACCGCGATGGCGGTGCATCTGGTGGCTCAGTCAATGAAAGCCATCGACGCCCAGGCCAAGATGGCGGGGGCGCTCAACACCAGCGTGGCCTCGCTGGCTGCCCTCGAGCGCGCGGCCGATCTCGACGGCGTGAGCGTGCAGCAGCTCGAAACCGGCATGCGCAAACTCGCCACGGTATTGGGCGAAGCCGCGCAAGGCACCGGCACGGCGGTGGATTCGCTGAAGCGCCTGCATGTGACGGCGGCAGAACTTGCCGCGCTGCCGGTCGATCAACGCATCGCGCTGATCAACCAGCGTATCGCGGAAAACATTCCGCTCGCCGAACAGGCCGCGGTGTCGGCGGATTTCTTCGGCGAGCGCGCGGGGCTCGCCATGCGCAATCTCTCGCCCGAGACGATCAAGGAGGCCACCGAACAAACGAAGCTCTTCGGCCATGCGCTGTCGGATGTCGACGCGAAGAAAGTCGAGATGGCGAACGATTCGATCTCGACCGTCGGCTTCGCCGTGGACGGGCTGTGGAAGCAGATATCCGTCAAGCTCGCGCCGATCATCGGTAAAATCGGCGAGGAGTTTATGAAAGCCGCCGAAGAAGCCGGCGGCATGGAAAAGATCGCGCTTCGCGTTTTCGACAATATCGTTACCGCTGCCGGTTTTGTCGTGGATTCGGTCGATTTTATTGGGCGGCGATTTTCAATGCTGGCCGATTTACTCATCATCGCGAAGAGCCGCGCCGATACCGCGAACGAAGCGCTGATGGGTCAGGTGGAGAGTACCTCGACCGCGACCGGCGCCGTGGATCAATTAATTGGAGCGCTGACCGGCCAAGTCGCGGTGACGGGGGAAAGCGCGCGCAAAACCAAAGAGGCGGAGAGCGTCATCACGCAAGCCTGGGAACATATCCAAGAAACGTTGATGAAGCCTCTGCCATCGGAGGCTCTGAAACAATTCGTCAGGGATGCCGAGGAAGCCGCGACAAAGGCGGCCGATGCCGCGCTCGCCGGTAGACAAAAGAAAGGCGCCGGCGGTGAAACGGATGGATTAAACAAAAAAGAACGCGACGCGCTGCAGAAGAAACTCGATAGTCTGCGCGATCAATTCAAGGCCGAGGATGAGCTGCTGTTCGATCGGCGCGAGAAGGAACTCGAGGATATCGTCGAGTTCGAGAAAAAGAAACTCATCACCGCCGAGGAAGCGGCGCTACTTCGCGAGGACATCGAGCAGGCGCACTGGGAGCGCATCGGCGACATACATCAGAAAGCGTCGGATGCCGCGATCGCGCTGGAGAAGGCCAAGAACGCGGCGCTGAAAGCGGCGCAGGATTCTTTTTTCAACAACATGGCCGGCTTGATGAACACGGAAAGCCGGAAGCTCTTCGATATCGGAAAAATTGCGGCGATCAGCCAGGCCGCGATCAAAACAACGCAAGCCGTGATCGACGCCTGGCAAGCCGGTATGAGCGTCGGCGGGCCGTGGGCGCCGGCGGTCGCCGCGGCGTATGCCACGGCGGCGGCGCTGAACGGCGCGAACCTGATCAACAATATCCGCAAGCAGCAGTTCGGCGGCGGTGGCGGCGCGCCGACCGCGCCGACGCAAGGCTCGAGCGGTATCTCCCCGCAAGGCGCCGGCGGCGGGTCAATCGGTGCCGCCGCGGGCGGCGGCGGGCAATCGACCGTGATCAACCTCCAGGGTGAGTTCTTCAGCCGCGACACGCTGCGAAAATTCATCGAAAGCCTGAACGAGGAAGGCAGCGACGGCGCGCGGTTTATTCTGGCATGAGCATTATTTTCACGCAGAGTTACCTCGCCGCCGCGGCGGCGAGCGCGACGCCGCTGACGCACGCGCGGATAGGCTATCAGACGTGGACGCGCGATCTCGCCGTATCCTCGGTCTCGGTCAGCAGCGAGGAAGCGGACGCGCCGGGCGATGCGCCGCTGCGCCCGGACACCTACGAATTCTGGCAAGCGCAATCGCTGCCGGCGACGTGGCGCGTCGATCTCGGCACCGCCCGCGATGTCGATTATGTCGGCATCGCCGGCCATACCATCGGCACCAAGGGCGCCTCGGTGGTGGCGGAGTACAGCACCAACGATGCCGACTGGACCGAATTCGTTCCCGGCACCGCGCCCGGCACGGATGCGCCGATCCTGTTTCTCGGCGATTCCGTGTTCGCGCGCTATTGGCGGCTCAGTGTCGACGGGGTCGATTCGCCGGGCGACCCGCCGCAGATCGCCGTGGTGCATGTCGGCCAGGTGCTGGCGATGCAGCGCATGATCTACGGCGGGCATGTGCCGATTACGCTCGCGCGCGAGACAGTGCTGAAGCGCGCGATGAGCCGCGGCGGCCGGTTTCTCGGCCAGAACATTCGCCGCCAAGGCGTTATGACCGATGCGGCGTTTCGCAACCTTACGCCCGACTGGTATCGCGATAACTTCGATCCGTTCGTAAAGAGCGCGCGGCGCTACCCGTTTTTCTTCGGCTGGCGCCCGGCGCTGTACCCGGCCGAGATCGCCTACGCCTGGGCGGCGAACGACATCGCGCCGTCGAACATGGGCACCGGCCAGGGCCTGATGCAGGTCTCGTTCGGCATGCGCGGGATAGGTTATACGGATTGACTTGAACGATGATCGCGTACGGCGACGAACTGGTCACGTTGGTGCAGATCGATGTTCCGTTCTGCACGCGCGAGTACGGCGACCACGAACTGAATTCGCCCGCGGTCGGCTGCACCGCCGAACTCGGCATCACCGGCACGCGCAAGTGCTTTAATACGCGCGATACCTGCCAGGACGCCGAGAACTACGACCCGGCCACGCTCACCTTGACGTTCGCGCGCTCGCAGGAAGGTTTGGAATATCTCGGCTATGTGATTCCGTCGCTGGAAAGCGTTCGGATCACGCCGCTCAAGATCAATATCGGCGCGATGGATCGCAGCCTGTCGCCCTTCGGGCAACGCGAAGTGGTCAGCCTGCAATTCGCCGACCACCAACACAGCGACCTGCTGGTCGACAAGTACCGCTTGGAGCGCGCGAGCGGCGCCGCCGATCAAGATGGCGCCTACGATCCGCACGAGCGCGGAACGTTCTGGGGTAAATTTCTCGCGCGCAATCCTTACAACGAAGGTTACGCGCTGCGCGTGTATCAGGGAAAAGTCGGCGATGCGTTGGCCGACATGGAGGTGCGCCATTACCTGATCGACAAGATCAACGGCCCAGCCGACGGCTCGGTGACGGTCGTCGCCAAGGATTTGTTCACCAAGGTCGAGGGCCGCAAGGCCAAGGCGCCGACCGCCACGCGCGGCGAGCTCGCGGCGAACCTGGCCGCCGGCGCTGGCTCGTCCACGTTGTCGCCGACCGGCATCGGCGATCTCGACTATCCCGCATCGGGCCGGGTCGCGATCGGGGATGAGATCCTCGCGTTCACGCGCAGCGCCGACGCGATGACATGGACCACGCGCGGCGATCTGAACACGGTCGACGAAGATCACGATGCCGAGGATAAGGTACAACTGGTGCTGTCTTATGAAGGCGACGAGGCGCAGACGATCGTCTACGACTTACTGACGACCTACGCCGGCGTTGCCGCCGCGAATATCCCGCTGGCGGATTGGAACGCCGAAGCGGCGGAAAATTTCCCGAACGTCTACACGGGCCACATCGCCGAACCGACGCCGGTGTCGCAGTTGGTCGGCGAGCTCGCCGAGCAGGTAGGTTTCTCGATCTGGCCGGATGTGAACGCGAACCAGATACGCCTGCAAGCGATCGTTCCGGCCGGCGCCGGCGACATCACCGCGACGGTCGACGACGACGCTTGGATCAAGCAGGGCACGCTCGCGATCATGCGCATGCCGGATCAGCGCGTTTCGCAAGCGTGGGTTTACTACGGCCAGATAAACCCGCTCGAGGACCTGGAGGACGCCAAGAACTATCGCAGCCGATCCATTACGGCTGATTTGGCCTCCGAGGGTTCGCAGCAGTACGGCACGGCCTCGATCCGCGAAGTGTTCAGCCGCTGGATCGCGCAGTTCGGCCGCGGCGCGGCCGACGACGTCGGTGAGCGGTTGCTCGCGATCTTTCGCGATCCGCCGTTTCGCGCCACGTTCGAGTTGTATGCGGCACGCGAGGGCGCGCTGGTCCTGGCCGATCCGTTTCGCCTCGACACCGATGAAGTCATGGAGGACACCGGCGCGAATAAACTGACAACGCATCTGCCGATCAAGCTGTCGCGCGAGGAAGACGCGATCAGGGTCGAGTCGCAACAATTGCAATTCTTCACCATCCCCGGCGGCGATTCGCCGGGATCGGTATCGGAACGGCAACTGTTCATCGACACGGACACGCTGAACTTCAACATCCGCAGCGCGCACGACGCGCTGTTCACCTCGCCGGTCTCGGGCGATGTCGTGCGAGTCTTTATCGCGTCCGGTGTCGTGGTCGGTTCGAGCAGCGTCGCCGCCGCGTTCGTTTCCGGGTCGTGGCCGGCCGGGGTGATTATTTTTGTTGAAAACCTCGGAACGATTTCAGGAAAAGGCGGAGCGGGTGGCCGGGGCGGGGATACATTTATTTCGGGGTTTGTCGCCGAGGATGGCGATCCTGGAAGTGCTGGTGGGTTGGGGTTGGAAATTACCGTACCTGTTAATTTCTATAATATTTTAGGAACGATTCAAGGCGGTGGTGGCGGCGGCGGTGGTGGCGGGGCCGCTATCCATCAAGTCGGTGGACCACTTTTTGCTTTAGCCGGTGGCGGTGGCGGTGGCGGCGGTGCTGGTAGGAACGGCGGGCCTCAAGCCGATGGCGGATCCGGCGATGCGGACGATCCAGGCACGCCCGGATCGGACGGCATCGTCACCGCCGGCGGTATTAGCGGCCAAGGCGGAAACATCGAGGGCGCTGTGGGTGGACAAGCCGGTGGTGGCGCACTACCGGGTGGAGTTGGAGGCACGGGATCGAACGGTACCGGATCGGTCGCGACCGGTACCGGTGGCGCTGGCGGCGCGGCCGGCGCGGCGATCAGCGGAGTCGGGAATATATCTTGGATCGACGCAAACGACGATCCCACCGGCGATGACGGAACGGTGACCGGGTCGACGAGCTAATTCTGCGCTGGTCGAAAACAGCAATCCGCAATGGGTTGATTCGGTGCCGGCGTATTTTTATCGGCGGTTGGTCGCCCCGCTATCAGAAGCGCCGCGACGACGGCGCCGATCGCTATCCAGACGGTGTTGTTTTTTTCGCCTGGTGCTTCTGATTTTTTCCCGGTCCCGAGATCAGGCAGCGTCGCTTCGGCCTGCGCGGTGACGGCGATAAAACCGATAAGTATGGCAATCAGGATTGATCGGATCATTTTCGTCTCCTTCGTGTTAACCGAAAATACGTTGGGCGTGGCTATTTGCCAATTCCTAAAAGACCTTTCGCGCGGCCGCACTGGGTGCATTGGGCCGCGGTGCCGCTGTTGGCGGCGAGCAGGAACCACACCGGCAGCCACAAGCCGAGCGTGAGAAGGCTTAGCAGCAAATGTAGCACGTGCGACGTGCCGGGCTGAACGTGCATCGTGGTTTTGCCGCAGCGGCGGCACTGTTTCATGGTCATGCTGGTGCTCATGGGTTACCCCCTTTTGTTTCGTTTTAGATAGTCGGCGATGGCGCGACGGATCTGCTCGGCCACGGTGACGCCGGTCTTTTTCTGGCGCGCTTTAAGTAGCGCCAGTAGCTTTTCCTCGATGTAGAACGTGAGTCGTTTCATGGCATCAGCCTATATGCTGACGTGTATGAACGCAAGTCAATGCGCTAACCGATTGATTGGGGGCATAAATTATGACCGGACGAGCGAGCCCGAATGGCGTAGCAGGGAGCAGATTCAAATGACCGGACGAGCGAGCCCGAATGGCGTAGCAGGGAGACCTTAAATGACGCTCGGAGTTTGGCATTTTTTCGCGACGCAAGTCGACGGCAACAACTTCGTCAAGCTGCTGCCGAACGCGCAAGTGACGGTGCGGCGCGAATCGGACGGCGGTCTTGCCGCGCTCGAGCAGGATATCGACGGCTCATCGCCCGGGCTCGACAATCCGTTCACTGTCGATTCGAGCGGGGAGATCGTGTTTTATGCCGACGACAGCGAACGCTATCGAATCGACATCAGCGACGGAGCGACAACGCTGACGCTGCGGCAACAATCTGTGAGCGTCCATACGCCATCGTTACGAAACACCGCCGCGCCGGTGAATTTATCGCTCGCAGCATCGATCGCAGCGAACGCATTGACGATGGCTGTCAAAACATCAGGTGGAAATGATGCTTCGCCTGGTGATTCCATTTCAATTCCATTTCGATCCGCTACTGCTGGTAGTGGTGCGGTTGTATGGCAATCTTTGATTTCTGATCTGTCGTTGACCGTGCCAACCGGTGCGACGCTGGGTCATATGTCCGGTGAGAATCAACATGCCTTTTGGTATCTGCTTAATGGCTCCGGAACGATCGAACTAGCGGTTTCTGGTAGATATTTTGGTAATCACGGAATAGTCAGCACTAGCGCTAATAATGACTCTTCGGATTCTCGCAATGTAATGTATTCAACGACAGCGAGATCAAACGTCCCATTTATCTGTATCGGATTTTCTGAGCATGAGAATGGTGTCGCTGGAAATTGGAGTAACGCACCGAGCGCGGTCCATTTAGCGCCGTTTGCGCAACCAGGATGGACAAAGTCTGACCCAACGATCACTTTGTCTGAAGCCGGCACCATACCGCAATATGCGACGAACGACCTTCGATATTGTCGTGTCGGTGATGTCGTGCACTGCAAGCTAATGTTGACCGGTGATGGCGGCGACGAAGGTTCCGGTGCTGGGTTAATACGTGTCGCTCTGCCGTTTCCGATAGCGACTGACCAAGAAGCAGTGTCGCACATGGTTTGCGGGATTATGTCGGACGGTACCGCAGAGTTCATCATGGAAGCTGGTTTCGAAGCTGGCGCTGACTACGTAAGGTTTGCGGTTTGGGATGCAATCTCGACGCGCGGTGGTGTAACCGCTTCAAGGCAAGATGAAGTCGCCCGGACTATTCAGGGTCATTTTTTCTACCAGGCTGAACCATGATCCTCGATCGCCCGCTGCCCGAAGCCTGCTACTCGCTGCGGCTGTTGCAGCCGACGGGAGTTCTCGTGCACTTCATTTCGGCGCTGATCAGCGCGCCGAACATGCCGTTCGATCCGCAGGCTTGCTTTGATATTCTGGTCGCGAACAAAGTCTCGGCGCACTACATGGTGCTGCGTAACGGCGACGTATGGCGCCTGGTGCCGGAGAAGTATCAGGCGTGGCACGCGGGTAAATCCCGGTTTCGCGGCGTGGACTCGTTGAACGCGACGTTCCTCGGTATCGAATTCATCGGCGCCGTCGATATGGATTTCGAGGATGCGCAGTACCAATCCGGCGCGGCGTTGGTGTGCGATCTCATGGCGCGCCATGCCATTGCGACGAACCGCATCAAAGGCCACGAGCAAGTCAGCGGCGCGCGCGTTCGTTCCGATTTCAAAGAGGATCCCGGGCCATGCTTCGACTGGCTGCGTTTCGGCGCGCTCGTCGCGTAACCATGCTTGAACGGTGGCGCTTGTTTATCGGTATCGCCGTCACCGCCGTTGGATTACCAAGCGGCGTGATCGGCGGGCTCAACGCCTGGGACGACTATCGGACCAAGGGCATCAGCCAGAAAGTGATGCAGTGCGAGGTCGCGATGCTCAAGCGCGCCGTGTTCCACGGCGAGAAGCCAACAGAGAACTGTTACGAAATCGTTTTAACCCGGCCCAACTGAACGGAGGCAATGCAATGAACGACCAGAAAGATTTGCTCGCGAGCAAAACGACGTGGGGTGTGTTGATCGCCCTGCTCGCGCCGCTGTTGTCGAAGTATTTTAATTTCACGCCGGAACTGCAGGCGATGCTGTCGAGCGATCTCGCGCAGATCGTCGGCCTGGTCTTGGCCGGCTGGGGCCAGCTCTCGCGCAAGGCGTCGATCACCAGCGTCGCCGGTATCCCGCTGAATAAACCGCCGACCACCCCGCCGGTGATCTTTATCGGATTCTTGGCGCTTGGCATGGCGCTGCTCGTTGGCTGTGCCGGCAAGCCACTGCTGACGGAAGGCACGTCGCC